GCAAATGACGCCGAGAGAACGCGCACTCAAGACTGCGGAGGTATATTTCACGCTTAAGGATCGCGATGAAGGGGAATCCCTGATTTCTCTGATCCATAGCGCCATCCTCGCCGACCGTGCCGCAACCAAAGGATCTAGCATGAAGCCGAACCCAACAAGACAGTGGCCTTCGCAGGTGATTTTTGGACTAGTGCTGATCGGCGTAATTCCGCTGTCTGCTGCGATTTTTGGTTATGCGAGCACGCCGCGCCAACTGCCGCCGCAACCCGAGCCGCGTCCCTATCACCTGATCCTGCAAACGCTGGACGACCGAATCGACATTTGGGACTCGATGACGGATCAGGAATGTCAGAAGGCCATGAGCATCGCCGAGTTCGCAGCGCCCGTGTCGCCCAAGCCGGAAGCGAAGCCCGAGAAGAAGGCGGAAGCAAAACCGGCGGCGGAGCCGTCGCCAGTGGCGCAATGGGCTCAGATTCCAACAGCGACCGGCGCTGTCGTCCAACCCTATTATCAGCAGTATTATTTGCCCGGAATGCCTGGGGTATACACGGTTGTTACAAACTCGGTCGGGACGATGATTCCCTATCCATATCCCTCATACTCCGCACCCGAACCCGCCCCGGCCAAATTCAAGATGTCGCGGTGCTTCCGGTGAGCCGCGCCGACGGAGAAGATCGCTGGCTGCTGCTCAAGGCCGCGCTGCTGGTGCTGCTGTGCCTGACGGGCTTTGGGCTGGGGTGGCGGCGCTAGGCTTGCTCGTTCCGTTTCACCGCATCCAGCAACTCGCCCATCCGATCCTGGCCGCCGCCGCGCAGCGCGCCGCCGTTGATGCGGCCGAACAGCGACAGTACCGAGGTCGCCGCGCCCTGCTGGAGCGTCAGGAGCTTGGTGTAGTCCTTGGTCGTGAGCGGATCGAGTTGAAGCCGCAGCAATTCCATCGAGCGCCGCAGCGACAGACTCGCCGCCTCGTGGAACTCCTCGGGCGTGATCCCTAGTACAGCAAGCTCGTCGCGTATCCGTGCTTCTGAATCTGCGGCAGTTGGCGGCTCAACCGCTGGCCGATGTCGATGCGCCACGACGGCGAGTTCGGTATCTTGATCCTTTCCAATGCTGCGTAGGCCGCGCGCCGGGCGCTCCTGACCCCATCGCCAAGGCCCGTTGCCACCAGGACGTAATCCCCCGCCGTCACCAGACACGGCGCCGTTACCACCCGGCCCGCGGTATCCTGCGGCGCCTCGCCCATCATCACCTCCAGCGGCGAGACTTTCTCCAAGAGCGAGGGCGTCAGCCCGTAGATCGGAATCCCCGTCACGTCCTTCGCCGTCGCGTGGCTGTAGGGATAATCCGGGATCGACAGTACCACCCCGCAAGCGATCCTGTTCAGCAGCAAGTCTTGCGGCCTCGCGTCGCGCCCTTCGGATAGGCATGCCAGCCATTCGATCAAATCTCCCTGATGCAGGCATCGCTGGATGTTGAGGGTGGGATAGCCGAACCGCATGGTAAATTCCAGCGGCCACGGCACGCCTTTCTCGTCGATGATGCAGTTGACATCGACATAGCCGCAATAGCCGGTCTTTTCGAGCGCCGCGGCGAGCGGCTTCAGCACCTTGTCCGCGAGCTTCGACTTCTTGACGTAGCGCAGGATGGTGCCCTGCTCGCCGGTCGAGACGCCGAGATCGCCCGCATAGAGCTTCTTGAACTCCCAGTTCTCGCACCAGCCCTCGCTGAAGCCGCCGGGGCCGAACCAGCCGCCGACCGCCATCTCGCAGCCCTCGACCTTCTCCTGAAGGATGAAGGCGCCCTTGTGACGCTGGTTCTTTTTCCACCGCTCCAGCATGAACACCAGATCGGCCGGCGACTTGGCGACATAGGACAGCGACTTGTCAGGCTCGTCGCCGCAGGGCTTAGAAACGAAGGCGCGGCCCTCGCGCTTCACATAGGCGATCGCGGAGTCGTAATCGTTGAACTCGCGATAGGCCGGCACCTCGATGTCATGCTGCTGGAACACCTTCATGCCGAGGGTGCGGTTCAGCTCCCACTCGGCGGCTTCCTTGGTGGCGCCGACCACAAGCGTCTTGGGGTTGTTGCGGCGGAACGCATCGGTCTCGCGCAGATAGTTGGTGTTGCTGGTCAGCACAATGAGATCGGCCCAGCGCGTCCACTCGCGCCAGTCGGCGACGCGCTTCACCATGCCCTCGCCGACGCGCTTGTTGCGGTCGGTCGGCCGCACATACCAGCGCACGTCATGGCCCGCTTCCTGCGCGCGCCAGACGAAATCCATCTCCGGCCGGTCGTCGTCGAGAACAAGCAGACGGGTCACTGGCGGACATCCATCTTTTGCTTCAGCTTGACCTTGCGGGAGATACGTTTTTTCTCGTAGCCCGCTGCGCGCTCCGGCTCGCGGATCGAGTAGGGGGCCTGCCTGATGCCGAAAAACTGCTCCGGCCCGCTGATCTTGCTTTCCTGCATCCCGGTCTGGGGCCGGATCGAGATCGGCGAGAACTGCTGCATCAGGTAGTTGGCATAATCCTTGATGCCCTGCACCGGCTGGCCCTGCCGCGTATCGGTGATTGCGGCGCTGTTCCATTGCTCGTTGTTCATCATGTCGTAAAGCGTGGTCCAGAGCGGGTGCACCTTGTTGATGGCCGTCTGCTCGGGCTGGTTGGCCCACTCGACGGCATCCTTCATATACCCCGGCATCGACACGCGCTCATCGCCGCCCTGCGCATCCTTGCCGCCGGTCTTGGGAAAGAAATAATCCTTGAACTCCTGCGGCCCCTTGCCGGTCTTGATGTACTGGTAGAACGCCCCCATCATCGCCGTCATGATCGGCATCGCGACGACATAGGACGCGCGATCGGTGATCTGCTTCATCCCACCCGGAGATTTCTCGCGGCCCTTGATGCCGGTCTTGGCGATGTCCATAGCCCCGCCGCCCAGCTCCCGCAGCGTGCCGAGGTTCCAGCCGAGGGAACGCACCGCGATGTGGCCGATGTCCTTCATCGTGCGGTTCCAGAACAGATTGTCGTAGGCCAACTGGCCGAGCCGGTTGTCCACCGAGTCCCAGATGCGCCCCGCCACCTGTCGCAACTGCTTCTGGTCCATCTTCGGATTGACGCGCAGCTCGTCGCTCATCAGGTCATAGAAAACGCCGAGCTTCATCTTCGGCACCATGTCCTCCATCAGGGGGGCCATGATGGTATCCATGACACGCGGCACGAGCTGCGCCGCGGCGCGCACCTGTCCCGGCGCGATCTGCATGCCGCCGACTTTGATGGGCGCGGCGTTGCGGAACATTTCCCGCAGGTCCTGGTCGATCCTCTGCCGCCCGCTCGACCTCATGGCGGTGCCCCGGAACGCCTGCCAGAACGAGCCGGCCGGGGAGCCGCGATAGAACGACTCCATCCGCGCCCGTCCGCCGCCGGCGATCAGCGCGTTGACGATCTTCTCCATCTCGGGGCCGTAGGTGCCTCGGCCCAGGTATTGGTTGAGCACCTTGCGGCCGGTCAGATAGTTCTCGACCGGCGCCGTCGCCTGCCGTCCGAGAAGATTGCCCAGCCCGCGCGCGATCTCGCCCGGCTCGCCACGGCTGATCTGCTTGATGCCCTTGGCGACCCGCGAGGTCGCGGCGTCGGCAATGACAAAGAGGGCATGGAAGCCGGAGAGGCCAAGCTGCGCCGAGTTCATCATGTTCCCGGCCGAGCGGATGGTGTCATAGACCGGCTGGCCCGAGAGGCCCGGCGACAGGGCACGGTTGACGATTGTGGCGGCCGGTTCGGGCGCGTAGTAATGGGCGTTGCCGGCGCGGGCGATCTTGTCCGCGATCGGTATCCAGCCTGGCGGCGGCCGCTCGTCATGCGGCACCTGCACAGCCAGTCCCTCGTCCACCATCTCGTCGAACACGTCCCGCGCGGTGATGAAGCGGTCCATCTGGTGGAGCTGCATCAGCGACATTTCAATGGGGTTGTCGGTGACGGGCTTCAGCCCGGCCTCGATCCCGGCGCGCACCGTGGCGAAGGTGCGCTCTTTCAGGAACTTCTTGCCGCCCTCCAGCGAGCGGCCCCCATACTGGGCGAAGGTATTGGCCGCCTTGGCCGGGTCCTGCCACAGATGCGGCAGATAATCCTGCACATAGTTGGGCGCGATCCCGAGCTCATCCATCTTGCGCCAGCGCTCGTCGAACAGGCCCCGGATTTCCTTCGCCAGGCCGCCGAGCTTGGTCCCCTCGTAGGGGCCGAGTTTCCCGGTCTCGATGGCGTCCATGTAGGCAAGGCGCGCGTCCGGCGACAGCTTGCCGACGGCGGCGCCGAAGCTGCGGAGATTTTCGGCCGCCTGCTGGAAACCCTGTTCCCGGCGTGCCAGCCCCTCCCGAACCATGCCCGCCGTGGTCGATGCCGCCTCGCCGCGCTTGGCCGGCGAGAAGATGCGCCGGAAATCGTCCGCCACGCCCGAGGGCGGGATGGTCGTGTCGGCCTGCCGCTTGATGTCCTCGATCTGCTCCGGCGCCATCTCGGCCGCCATCGGCTTGGCCGACTCGGGCGCGGCCGCCGCAGAAGGCATAGGAGGGGCCTCGGGGGGCTTGCGGGTCTCCGTGGCCGTCTCGGCCCCCTTGACCGCGCCAGCGGGCTTCCCTGTGGCTCCTGGAGGCATTTCAGGCGGGGGCTTAGGTTCGCCCAGCCCCTCGGCCGCCTTTCCGGGGCCTTGCGTGCCCATCGCGACGTTGCGCGCCTGATCGAGGGTGTTCTGGTATTCCGGGCTTTTTGGATCGAGATGGCGCGCGGCCCATGCCCGCACCCCGGCCATCGTGGTCAGTTCCTTGGGATCGGCCCCGAACTCTTTGGCGGTCTGCTCGCGCTGCTCCTTGCCCAGCCCCTTGTACCATTGCCAGATGTCGTCTGCCGTGCGGGCGATGAGGCCGGGCTTCTGCTGCGGCGCAGCATCGAGCCTGAACCCCGGCGGCGGGGGGGGGGGCGCGGCAGGAGCCGCGGGCGGCTTCGTGGCGGCGTCGAGATTGAAGCCGGGAGGGGGTGGCGGCGGGGCGTTGCCCGGCTGTTTATCGAGCGTGAATCCCGGCGGCGGCGGCGGCGGTGCATCCATGCGTCATTGCGCCGGCGCGGGCTTCCATTGCGTGCCGTCCCAATAGATTTTCTCGCCCTTGTCGTTGGTCGCCGTCGGCGCGCCCGGCGGGATCGCGGCGGCCGGAGCCGCAGCCGGGGCGGGTCCGGCGGCAGCGCCGGAAGCCGCCGGGGTCGTTCCTGCCGAGACCCCGGAATCGCCCTGCTGCAACTCGGCGGGCGACGGCAGGCCCGCGGTTTTGCCTTTAGTTGACCAGAACTTCACGATGGCGTCGTTGGCCTTCGCGAGCTTCGCCGTCTGGTCCGGGGTGGCGGTGCCGCCATTGGCGGCGATCTCGTCCTTGATCGCGGTGCGCTCGGCGAAGAGGGCCTTGTATTGCGCCACGGCCGCCTTGTCCTGCGAGGATGCGCCGCGTCGTGCCGCCGCGCGGGCGTCGATCCGGTCCTGCACCGTGCTGGTGCGCTGCTGCTGCGCGGCCATACTTTTGTCCTGCCGCTCGCCCGCCGCCCCGATCCGCTTGTCGCTGATGGTGATGTTGGTGGCGTTGCGCTTGTCGGCGATGATGTTCGCCATCTGCAATTTGAGATCGGCGATGCCCTCGCGGCTTTGGATATTGGCGCTGGCGATGGCCTCGCGCGTCGCATTGGCGTTGGCCGCCATCGCGAGCCGGGCGTCCAGCATCATCGACTGCATCTGGATGCGGTCCTGCGGCGCCATCACCGGCTCGGCCTGTTTCAGTGCCATGAACAGGGTCACGTTGTCGATGTTGGGATTGCGCTGCCGGATGCGGTCGGCCAGCTGGTCGATGGTCAGCATGCCCTGCGGCGGACCCGCCGCGCCTGCCGCGCCGCCGGGGGCCGGAGGGGCAACCCCTTGCGGGGCTCCGGCTGGTCCCGACGGCGGGTTCTGGGGCATGGGGGCGGCGACCGCGCCCTGTTGCTGCATCGGCGGATTGGCGGGCTGGCTGGCCTGTCCCGGCGCGGGCGGCATCGGCCCCTGCTGCGGCAGTTGCGGCGGACCCGGCTGCGCGCCGAAGGCAGACCCGGCGGCGGCTTCCGCCTGAATCTGCTTTTTCATCTGGTCGAGCTGGGCCTGCGCCTGCTGGACCTGAAGCCATTTCATCTGCGCATCGGGCAGCGCGCCGCCGAACGCGGAGCCCACCTGCGCCAGATTGCCGAGGGCCGCCATCGCTAATAGGCCCCGTAGCCGGTGCCGGACTGGTCGATGTAGCCGTAGGTCGAGGCGGGGTTGTAGGACGAGCCGCCATAGGCCACGGCGCTGTTGCCGTAGGGCGAGCCGCCGCCGAACAGGCCATTGAGCGAGTTCGACAGCGCCGGGTTCGAGAGCGAGGTGGCAAGCTGCGATCCCAGCACCTGGTTCTGGTTGAACTGCTGCTGCTGACCCTGAAGCGCGAGGCCCGAGGCGGACTGGCCGAGGTTCAGGTAGGACTGCAAATCCTGCAAGGTCTGCTGCGGCAGGCCGAACACGGCGGTCGAGGCGTTGGTCAGCGAATTGAGGCCGCCGAGGCCGGTCTGCGCCTGTCCGGTCGAGGTCGCATAGGGCGAGCCGAAGCCCGAGACCAGCGTGCCGAGCGCGCCGGTGCCGAGCTGGTTGGCGGTCGCGAAATCGAGGCCCTGCGACTGGTTGAGCCCGCTCGCCGTCTGCGCGCCGGTCTGCTCGCGGTTGAGGAGATTGTTCTGCCAGTTGATGTTGAAATTGTTGAGCGCGTTCTGGTCGAGCGAGGCCGCATAAGGCGTACCGCCGAGACCGCTTTGCGCGTTGATGGCGTTGGCCGAGTCGAGCGTGCCCTGCCGCTGCTGGGCATAGAGCGCCTGCTGCGGATCGAAGCCGGTCTGGAGCGCCTGATTGATGTAGGGCGAGAAGCCCTGCCCCTGGTTGAACGCGGTCTGCGCGCCGCCCAATTGCATGTTGGTGACTTGCGGCGTCGCCCCAGCCGCGAGGTTGGCCCCGCCCTGCGCCGGCGCGGCATAGGGATTGTTGGTGAGTTGTCCCGCCTGTTGCTGATACTGCGGATAAAGCTGCTGCGGCAGGTTCTGGCCGAACGCCTGCATCTGCGCCACGATGTCGCGATAGTTGGTGGCTTCCTGCTTCTGGTCCGGCAGTTGCGTCGGCTGTGGCACGGAGCCGCCACCACCGCCGCCGCCGAACAGCGAGCTGGCCGACGAGGCGATGGAACCGATGGCGCCGACCGCGCCCAATGCCGCCGCGATACCCATCAGCCGACAAACCTCCCGTAGCTGGTCTCGAACGCCTTATACCCCAACCACGTCAAAACCGCACCCAGCGTATCGCCCTGCGGCCCGTCGGTCAGTTTCAGCCCGAACTCGTGCTCGAGCACCATCAGCGCCTCGACCGCTTCGAGGCTGTCCTGCGGCCCCATCTTCAAGTCCTTGGCCTGGTAGACCACGCGCACCGGCTTGGGCGCGCTCCATTCCTGCAATTCGCGGTCGGCGCTGAGGATTAGCCGTAGCCCGGTCAGGCCGCGATGCTCCGGCACGACATAGATCGCATCGTTCATCGCGTGCGGCGTGGTACGGTAGTGGGGATGGCCGCGGAACGTCATGAACGAGCTGAAGCCGATCAGCTTGCCGCCGAGCCGCGCGCCCATGCAGCGGAACAGGCCGTTATCCTCCATGCGCTGATACTCGTCCCAATCGAGGTCGAGCGGCATGCGGTCGCGGTCGATGGCGACTTCCTCCCACTCGCGCCGCACCAGCGCCTCGATGCCGTCATCGAGCAGCCGCCCCAGCGGCTCCCACGCGAAGGTCGGATCAGCCGTCCGCTTCGCCATTGATCCGTCTCATCTCGAAAATCAGGTGGATGCGCATCGACGCGCCCCAGTTCGCCGCCGAGTGGACGGCGCGGTTGTTGAACCACCACACCGAGCCGACCGGCATGTGGACCTGCTCGTTGCCGGAATAGAGCGTCACGCCGGGGTTGGTGACGAGCGGGATATGGAAGCGCGCGTGCTTGTCGTGATAGGGGCCGTCGTCGCGGTGCCACATGATCGTGCCGCCCGGCTCCAGCACGGTCAGCATGGCCCGCGCGATCGGCGCGCTGTTGTCGAGCGCGGCGCGCAGGAGATTGTGCTGAAGGATTTGCTTCCGCGCGCGGTCGAGGAGCCGCTTCATCGAGGCCCATTTCTCGATCTCGGGGCAGTCATGCACCGGCAAGTCCTCAAGCCAGTTCTCGACCGTGGGCTTGTTGTGCGCCCGCAGCAGAATCGAGCGGGCCGGCAGCCGCGTGTCGCCGATCTCGCCCCGCGCCTGCACTCCACGCCAGTGCGCCGGGTCCATCTTCGCGAGGATCGGCATCACCGGAAACGTATCGACATGTCCCACCCAGATGAAATTCACGGCCTGTACCTCGTCTCGGTTGCCCGCCATTCCGCCCGCCGCGCCAGCACCGCCGCCGTGACCCACGGCTCGGCTTCATGCTCAACGACGATGTGCCGCAAACAATCGCCGCAAAAGGCCACGCGGCTCGGCAGCCCGCAGCACAGGCAGCGTTTCACAACTCGGCGCTCTCGACCCGCTTGCGGTAGCCCTTCTTGGCCTGACCCGATTCCTTCAACGCGATCGCGACCGCCTGTTTTCGGTTCTTGACCTTCGGCCCCTTGGCGCTGCCGCTGTGGAGCTGGCCACGCTTGAAGCGCCCCATCTCCTCCTTCATCACGGCCTTCTTGCCGGACTTGGTTTTCGGCTTGCGAATCGGCATCTTCTTTCTCCTCCGTCCCGCGATGTAGTTGCTGCTGTCGGCCGAGACGCTCCCGGCCGTGACCGCCGCCACTACGCGTCTCTCGGCCCCAATGTCTTCGGGTTCTTCGCCACGCTGTCGCGCGTCGCTTCGGAATTGACCGAGGGCGATTTCGGCAGGCTCACCGACTTGTCCACGCCGGGCGGGGATTTCCGCTTCAGCCCTTCCATCAGATTCTTGGTCATGCCGCTCTCCTGGTTAAAACCATTTCATGAGGATGGCGCCCAACTTACCACCGAGGACGCCGCCAGCCAACGATGCGCCCGCAATGATGCCGATGCCGATGTTTTTGGCGCGCATCAGGGCGTCCACCTTATCGTTGATCGCCTGCGTCGCCCTCTTGGCGGCCTCGATGGCTTCGCGGTTCTGGGCATGCTGGTCGATGTTCTGGCGCCGGAAGGTGCGCAGCTCGCCTTCGAGTTGGCCGAGCGCCCGCGCGATCTGCATTTCGTCCCGGCCGTCCATCACCGGCCCTTTTGCGTTTGAAATACTCTATCTACGTAATAACACAAACCATCAATGCTATCCCAGATTGCGGGCGTTTCCACCTTTTGTTCGGCCATCCCGGCTGCGTGGCCTTCCGCCATCGCGGCTTGGGTGCTGACCGCAAGCAATTGATCCATCCGGCTGTTCATCGTCAGGTGGATTTCTTGAATCTTGCTGCGGTTGAGAAAGCCGAGCGCGACGGCGCCGACCGCGCCGAGGGCCGAGAGGATCGAGGGGCCGTGATTGGCGAGCCACGACAGCACGTCCATATCAATGCACCGGCACCACGCCCGGCGATGCGCCGCGGCCGACAGCAAGAAAGTCGGTAAGATGCCCAGTCTCGTCGCTCATTTTTTATGACTGGCTTGCTCTAACTTTTGCGCCTTGGCTTTCTCCGCGCCGAGTTGGCGGCGCAAATCGAAAATCTCCGTATCCTTCTTTGTCGCGTCGGCCTTCGCCGACATGACTTGCTGATTGAGCGTTTGAACCACTTGCTGCAATTCCTTCACCACCGCCTTGAAGCGGTCGAGCATCGCGGTCGTGGCCGCGCGGTCGGCCTGCGCGGCCTCTAACTGATCCTGCACGTTTTGCAATTGCTGTTGTAGCTGCGCCGGATTCGGCGTCTGCGCGAGCGCGGGAACCACCAAGAGGCAAAGGGCAAAAGCGAGTGCGTATTTCATCGTGCTGAAATTCCCCATTTCCAGAGTTCGTTCGGTGCTTGCGAATATAGCACAATCATTGAAGCCAGCCCGGACCTTCCGGGTAGTCGGTTTTCAACAACGTACCAGAGACGGCCATTCGCGTTTGCATCTCGCTGATAAGGCTCGCGGCGGAGGTTACCAGCGGCGGCACGCCTACGTGCTTAAACATCCACAATGCTCCAAGCGCATAGGACGCGTAGCTGTTCGGGCCAAAATCCGCCGTGGCATCCAATGTTGACATGCCAGCCGAGGCAATCGGACAGGAAGTGCCAAAGGTGAAGGTCAGCGTCGTGCTGCTAACTGATTGGGACGGACTGATCGCCCAAGTGCCAGATGGGCCGCTAGGAAGATAATTATAGACGCCGTTGCCAATCGGCGGTGCGTTTGGCTGGCCCAAGACTGTGCCGCCAGTGACGCCAGTTCCGGTAACGGTGGAACCCGGTTGTGGGTTTAGACCTCCGGTGTCCGTCATTACGAGACCCGAGATCGAGCCTGTATTCGTGACCGTCGTTTGAGTCGCGAAAGATTGCCCCGCACCCAGAAATTTGGTGTAGGCAGTCGAGCGCGAGCCAGCGGTCGCTTCAACCGTATTAGTATAGGCATTAGCACCAAACTCACATCCCGCCGTCGTTGAGTCGGCGGAATCGTTCGTGCCATACACAAAATTGACGCCGTAGCCCGTCAGGAATGAAAGCATCGTCGAATTGCCGCGCCACGCTTCGAGAGCACCAGTCAGATACGCCATATAAAATTCCCACGGCGCGGAGCAGCCTGCTGTGTTGTTTGGGCAGCCATTGTCCATGGTGTTATGGACGCCGTCATCGAGATTGCCGAGAGCGGCGTAATTGGCGTTCTGATTTCCGCCCCACGCTACGAGATATGCGGAAGTGTCCGCCATCAGATCGGCAAGGTAAGGCTGCACTGGATCATTGATGGGGGTGACCCACAGTGCATTCGAGACGTGATCGGTTGACCACGCGTTAGCACGGGGCTGCGCTGCGTCAGGTGTGTTTATCAGCCCCCAATAAGTTACACCGCCTATCGTGGCGCTGGTCGGCTCCGTGCTGAGCGCCCCGCGCTGCGCGAGTGTGAAATTGTTGGAGAGGCTCTGAATTTCCCTCAAATAAGTAATGTCGCCGGTTTGCAGATACGGGCCATACCCAGGGTTTGGTAAATGCGACGACGTTGCGATTCCGGTTTCTTGACCGGACGAAAACTGGTTGGTGTCGGCAAGCGTTGTGCTAACCGTCCCCGGCACCGGAGACCCGGCCCCGGCAAAGATGCCATAATCTGGATTGACTGGCGCGAAGCCAGCATAGGTCACGCCGTTCTTAGCGTGGCCGTCATTGAGTATTCCCATGCAATGACAACGCTCGTCCATGAGCGCCGCCATCGTGAAGCCTTGGAACGTGTGCGCCAGAACTTTGGCGTTCCAGCAATCCTTTGTATCAACTGCGCTCGCAGCCATCGAGTAGAGGCACCGCACGGCGCTATGGTTCATCACGCCGACGTTTTCTCGGCCAACATTATCGCCGAAATTGTCGATGTTTCCCGGCCACGGCAGCGAGTTTTGGCTAAACGCTAGAATTTCCTGGAAGCCGCCCGACGCGCAGCACGGAGCCGTGACGTTATTGATCGTGATTCCAGATTGCCACGGCAGCACGGCTTTGCTCTTGGTTGCAAGATAGGTGAAGTCCTGCCCCTGCAAAACCGTGGCGACCGAGTTTCCGATACGCTCACCGCCTGGCGGTACCAACATCGCTTCCGTGCGTGGGAAGGTCGCGATCAAGGGGGAGAAAGTTATCGTGCCGCTGCCCTGCGTCGTGAACAACGTACCAATAAAATCCCAAACACAAGTTCCATCGGTGATTCCGTTGGCAGCGGTCGATGTGAATGGATTGGAGCCGCCAGAGGTGCAGGGCTGCGCCCCGTCTTGTTTATAGAGAATGTTGTTGGCAACTACGCCAGTTGAGCCAGTCGCATAGGTGTTGTAGCCTGTTGTTGCGCTCCACGTCCCGCCAAAATTTCCTCCGTCATTCCAGCCAACCGATTGTGTCTGATTTGGTGCAAGGAAGGCCGTACTGCCGCCCGGCGCAACATACTGATTACATGCGAGCCAGTAGGGCGTTGAAGAACTAAGTCCGCTCGGGAGCGAGCCGCTAAGTTGCCACGGAGCGCCGCCGCTACCGTAAGTCGTATTAGCTTCGCTGCATCCTGTTGTTCCACCTGCATTAGGGAGCGTTACATAACCGCCCGCGACATTGAACGCCGTACTCGATACGGTGAACTTACGCGTGTCGTTTACACCGCCGAAATAGCCGATGACACTCGCGCCGTTCAAAATCTCGGCGGTGAAATAGTGCGCCCCCTCTGGTGTCGTGCCGACCGTGCCCGCGTCGTTCGGGCCGTACATATTTTCCTGTGCGACGCTGCCGTTGACCTCGAAATTACCGTCCGACCATGCGCGGATGTCGAGCTTGCCAACGAGGAATTTATGAAACGCCCCGTCAGTAGTGCGCTGTAGAACACCCCAGCACTCGATCTCGATGTCCGAAGGGCCGGAACGAATTTGCTGACAACCTTCGATGGGCACGGTTTTTGTCACACTCGCCAGCGTCTGCGAGATATTGACCGAGTACGTACCCGCACCACCCGGCGTTCCGCTCAATTGCGATGTAATGATCGTCCCTGTCGCCGCGCCGACAACAGCGTTGCCCGCTGCGATGTAACCGCAGCTAGACGCTCCAACCGTCAGCATGGTTCCGCTGATCGACGAACTTGTCAGGCATCCCGACCCGCCAGGTGTTCCGGTTTCGACGCCCCACGAAAACGCCGTCGCACCGACATTGATGATGTTGTTTACAGTGACATCCCAATTATCGGTGCCGAGATCGCCGCCCGCACCCGTGACCTGCAATATCCAATTAGAATTACCGGCAAGCTGAGTCAGCGTTTCCCAAGGTGTATTGTTCGGAGCAACAGAACTGGCGTAGAGGTCATAAAGGATCGTGCTTCCTGCCGTGATTGTATCCGGCGAAATGAACGATGGCACCACGAATGAATAACTGCCGTCGGTGTTCTGCCTTGCGCCTTGATCCATCTGCACGTTCGATATGATCGTGCTGCTGCCGTGGGCGCGCAGTTGCAACGAATATCCGTTCGGCAGATCGCCTAATTGAAGCGGCTGGCCGAAACTTAAATCAGGGTTCGTAAGGGTAGAAGGGCCGTTGTTCAAAAACGTAATGGAAATGCCGAGGCTCGTTGCTGAACTCCCCGTCAATGTCTCGGGTTGCGTGAACGGCGAACTGCTGGCCCCCGCCATAGTCGCAATGAGATTGATCGAATAAGTGCCCGCCGCGACCGTGCCGTTGCACTCCAACGAACTGCCGGAAACCTTGAAGCTCGCCGCATCGGTGCCTGAGAGCGAATAGCTACCGGTGAACGATCCGCCCGTCGTCGTCGTGGAGATCGTCGCAATAACGGTACTGTCGGCGCAGGAGGTCAGGAATGAGTTGGTGCTGAGGCTGACGCCTGTAATCGTGACGCCGCCTGCACCTGCGCTGATTGGCATCAAGAACGCATGAGCATTGCCACCCAGCCCCAAGAGAACCGCGAAGGCGAGAAGCAGGCGGCGCATTTTATGAGTGCGTGTAGGTTACGACGATGCCGCCGGGACACCCGTTGCCAGTGCCGCCCGGCGTGGTCGAGCCGAAAGCACCGCCGCCGCCGCCCGCACCCCATCCGTTCGTCGGGCAGGAGCCGCCGCCATATCCTGTAGCCGTATTATTGCCGCCGCCGCCACCGCCGCCGGTCGGGCCATAGGTGCCGCCGTAAAGCACTTCGATGCCACCCGATGCGCCGGGATTCGTGTCTCCATTGCCATATCCGCCTTGACCACCGCCGCCAACGGTGCCCGCCCCTGGTGGGGGGACTGAACTTGTTCCCCCACCAGTACCACCAGTACCATTACCGCCGTTTGCGCCCGAGCTGCTAGTCGCGCCTGTTCCTGCGGTGCTGCTTCCACCATCCGAGCCGCCGCCGCCTGAGCCACCTGCGCCGAAGGAGAGACCGGCATCGCCACCGCCCGCCTTGCCGACGCCGGTTGGCCCCGGAGAACCCGCGCCGCCGCCGCCGCCCGTATTATTGGTGACGCCGCCTGCTGCGCCGTTGTTTTTCGTATCGCCCGTGCCCGTTGAACAGCCTGTCCCCGCCGTCCCGGTCGCGGTGCTGTTGCCGCCCGTCCCCGCGCTTGCTGTACCGTTCCACGCCGTCGCGGTGCCGCTGCCATGCGCGCCTATCGTGTAGGAAACCGTGCCGCTCGGCGTGACCGTGCCGATGTAGGTGCCCGTTGTCGCGGTGACGTAGCAACCAGAGCCGCCACCGGAACCGGATTGATAAGCCGTCGTCGTGCCCGCGTGGCCGTCGCCGCCCGCTCCGTATAATTCTACTTTCGTGACGGCGCAAAGATTAGCGGGGACAGACCAGTTATTCGTGCCGGTCGTCGTGAGTTCGACGACGGTTGTGCCGACGACGCTGCAACCGCCGCCCGCCTTCTTCGTATCCCCATACACTCCCCCGCCGATGATGGTGGAGTTCTGGGCGAGGGCTGGCGACAGCCCCGCCAACAGGAAAGCCAGCGCAACGATAAATCTCCGCATGGCCTAGTACCCGTAGTAACCCTGGGCCGAACAGTAAACGGTGCTGACACCACTGCTTGCGGTGAAGGTCAGGGCGGTATTTGCGGCAACGACGAGCGGAACCAAAAAATGACTATTGTTCCCGCCGCCACCGCCATTATTCGGCAGGACCAAAATGGTTGATGCTCCGTCATTCAAGGTGACATAGATCGCCGTTGTTCCTGCGTCAGTACGGCCACATTCAACATCGGTCACATACTCTTTCAGCGAAGCACTGCCGCTCGCGGCTAGAATAGTTCCTGCACTTGTGTCGGTTTTGCTCGCGCTTCCCCGCACATAATTTTCGCGGTTGGCGTAAGGCGAGGTCACTTCCTTGCCAACGAGATCACGGAAATCATCTGCCGTATTTCCGGACGTAACCTTGGTCGGCTCGGTAACGCCCGAGCCAAAGCCAATGCCCTGCACCAGCGAGCCGTTACCCGCTGCCGCGTTATTTGCCGTGCCAGTATTCGGTGACACCGCAACCACAAGGGCCTTGTCTGTCGCCGCAGGCGCAGTGCTGGCGGCTTTGACGGCCGCCGGGCCATTGGTGTTATCAGTGATTGCGGAGAAAATACCATTTGTAGCCGACAACACTGAGCCGCCTTGGTTAAGAGTCGCCGTCGCCAGGATCGGCGTCATTGACGCGATGCCTTGAATCGTGACCACGCCAGAATTTGCGCTTCCGGCAGTTCCAGCGCCGATAACCGTAGCATTAAGATTGGATGCCGTTGCCTGACTCACTTGCACCGGGGTCATGCCGGTGATGCCCTGCACCGTCAGAACGCCTGTTGCGGGCGTCCCAGCCGATGCCGAGCCTGTTGCCGTCACCTTCAGATTTGCTGCTGTGGGCTGCACAACAGTCACTGCGCTTTGATCGCTCGCGATCACAACCGGCAGAGACGCCGCGCTCAAGGCAGAACCGAGAGCGATATTCGAGCCGCCGACTTGCGTAAGATTGACATTGCTGCTGGCCCCGGCGCCAGCGCCGCCGCCATAACATGTGTTGCCGAGGCCCGAGCCGCCGATGAGATTAAGGGTGGTCGTGCTTGATGCCGTGATGCCCGCGATGAATCCATTGGCTCCGACGGTAACGGTACAGCCACCTAACGCGGGAACGGCCAAGTCCGAAGTTGTAGCCGTTACGCCTGACGTTGTCCCCAGCTTTATGTAGGCGACATTTGATCCAATGTTTTGCACGAGCACCACGGCGCTTGCCGCCGGTAATGCCGTCTCGCTGGTGCTATTCGAGACAGAAAGCGGCGTGGCATCGGTGCCGTTGGGGGTGAAGCCCGTCGTGGTCGCGGAAAAGCTGCCCGTAATTTTGAGATTGCCGTTCGCGTCCATCTGGAACGGCGCGGTTTGGTAATTCGTGAGGGTGGGCGGCGTCGAATTATAGATGCCGCCATTGACCGCGTCCGGCTTGGTCTGCTGCGCCTCGGCGGAAAAAGCGGCGAGGCAAAGAAGCCCCGCCGCCAGGATCGCCCGCATCATGCTAGAAATCCGAACTGAACGTGACGGTATTGGCCGCCCCGGTGTTGGCGTAGAGGCCGACATGCATGGTGCCGACCGCAGCGGTTTCCGACAGGGCGCAAGTGAACTTGGCGCTGTACAGTGTCGCGGTCGAGGCAACGATTGCCAGCGTCGAGCAGGCCCCGGCGGTGCCGTCCGCCACCTTCGTCATGCCGAAGGATGTCGCGGTCGCCACGGCAATGGTGGGGGCTACCCGCATTGTCTGGGGGAACGCCATCAGGCACGCCGCCACGGTGTTGGCGGTGTACTCGGTGCAGGTCATCGGCAGCACGTAGGTGGCCGCCTGGTTATCGGCCAGCTGCCAGTAATAACGCTGCGCCTGGACAAGTTCCTCGCCATAGGGGCGATACTCGAACGCGGAGGCGGTCGAGCCCTGCTCCAGCTGCGCGCCGGTGAAGCGGAAGCCATCGGTCGCCCCCGCCGTGCCGCCCGTGGTCGGCGTCCAGCACAGCGCCATCGCCGCCTCGGTCGCCGTCGCCGGGACCTGGAACGTCGCGGTGTAGCGCGCCCAGGACGAGGTGATGGTGAAGGCCGCCGTCTGCGAGGACGAGATGCCAGTGAAGGCGGGCGTGACCGCCGGCGAGGCGGTGAAGGATTGCAGCCCTTCATCGGCCCCGGTGCCGGTGAACAGATAGGCGTTCACCGTCGTGCTCTCGGCCAGCATGTTGGCAAGGCCCTGGATATAGACCGAGAAAGTCACGGCCTGACCCTGAAGCGGGGTGATGCGGCTGGTCGGGATTTCCTGCATCACGCATTGCGGCTGCGCCAGCGAACCCGAGGTGCGATAGAACAACTGCGCCGCGTTGAAGATCGGCTGCGTCGGGAGGCTGGCCGCGATGACCTGAAGCGTGCCCGCGCCGGACGTGACGTTGACATTGCAGCCCCAGCGGTCGGCGGAATAGGCCGAGGACGGGATGGTGGTGGTGCCGCAGGTGCGGGTGCCGGTGCCGCGCTGTTGCACCTGCATCTGCCCATTATCGAGCAGATTGCGCGGCGTCGAGAAGGTCGCGACGGATTGCGGCGTGATGTACGAGTTGATCGCGTTGATCAACTGGTTGAGCGTCGCGATGCCCGGCGGCTGGTCGGCGGTCGGGTTCGATCCCGAGGGGCCGGTGAACAGCGGGATGCTGGCCGCATAGGCGGCGGTCGAAATGAGGGCGGCGGCGATGCCGAAAGCCCCCAGCCATTTCGGAAATCTCATTGTCTTTCTCCTCCGCCGTCTCGGCGTCTGTTGCGTGTGTAACACAAAAACCGTTTCCGCTGTAGCGCGGTCAATATCGCCCCTGAAGGATGATGGATTGGTTCGGCGATCCGCCAAAGGTCATCGAGCCGACCGCGCCGCCCCATTCCATCGCCTGTGCGAAGTGCAGACCCAGCAGGGGAGCCGTGGCCAGATTGACAAATACCATCCCTTTGTTGCTTCCGGTCGTCCCGCCGGGCTGCGTGTAGGTTCCATTGATCGTTGGCGTTCCGCTCGTCGCATCGAAAAGAATGCCGATGGCCCCCGATGCGGTGGCCGCTGTGAGAGTAATCTGGTCCTGATACGAGGCCGTGACGGAAATCTGTTGCAGGCCGTCCAGCCATGTCGCGCGGTTGTTGTTGTTGTTGTCCGCGACCCGCCACGTCGAGGTGTTGTAACTCCACGGGACATTGCTGTCCGCCGAGGACAGTTTTGCGGACACGCGGTTATAGGCGTTGAACAATCCCGCGATGGCGTTGCCGCCGCCCGCCGCCGAAACCGGGGCAACGTCCATCGTGGTCTGGCCGTTTCCGGTGGCATAGATCGAGCCGAGATAGGTGCCCTTGTTGGCCGCGATCGCGCCGTAATCGGTGGTTCCCGATGCGCCGCCCCAGCAATGGGTCAGCGATACCGTGTTCGTCCACAGCCCCAGGGATTGGTCGATCTGCGTGGTGCCCGCGCCGGTGCCGCGCGTGCTCGTAGTTGACCATGCCGGGCCGGTGCAGGTGGCGAGCGTCCCGGAATTGCTGACGCCGAAAACGTCATAGATGCTGCCGCTTGCGATGTGCGGTGTGCCGGAATCGAGGCCCATTGCCAGATTGCCGGACGGGATCGCCAGCGCCACGAAGTTGGTGCCGTTCCAGACCGGCACGGCGAGGCCGGTATAGGCGACGTAATAAACGGTGGTGGCCGCCGAGACGTTGCCCGTCATCACGGCGACGGCGCTGGTGAGCGACAGCCGCCCCTGTGGCGTCGTCCCGCAGGCACCCGAGACCCATGCCGGGGTCGAGTTGCCGACGAGGCAATTGTAGTTGGCGGCGGCAACGCCGGTCGGCGAGTTGTCGCCATGCGAGATAACCGCCTGCCCACTTGAGGGCCATGTCACCGTCAGCGAAGATACGCTCGCGCCGGAATCCCCCGCCTGCTGCCGGTTCGAGGTCGCGGAATAAAGATGCCCCGAGGTGATCGAGGCGGGCGCGTTGACCGGGTTCGGCACCTGCTGGCCCCATGCCGGGGCGGCGGCGAGGAGCAGCGCGGCGAGGAGATAGCGCATCATGGCACTTGCACCCATTGGCTTCCGTTGAACTGAATTTTGAGCATTTCGTAAGGGAGACTCAGCGTCGGGTTTGACGACCCTCCCTGGTAATTGTTGCCGTTCAAGGCGATCGTCACCGGGTTGGTGTTGGCGTTCCCCGAGGTATCGACGAACACAATTTCGTCCCATTGGCTCGGCGAGGCGTTGAGCGTCGCCGTCATCGCCCCGGCGCTGGTCTGGCAATGGTAGATGCCGCCCGCGGCCGCGCTGAAGCTCGACGTCTCGATGGTCGGCGTCGCCACCACCTGCCGGACATTGCTCACCGCCGTCTTGACGTTGGCGCCGCCCTGCACCAGCGGCACCAATTCGCTGCCGGAAAGCGGCAGCGTCGCGTCGGGCAATTGGGAGATTTTTTCGTCGCTCATGGCGAGCTTTCGAGAAGGAGGTCGCCGCTGCTGTCCTCAAGCACGATCTTGAAGCCAGTTTCCAGCAACAGATATTCCGGCACCACGACCGGCGGCACGATGGGACCGATCTGGTAGCCCAAAATCTGGTAGCGCATGTAAAGGTTGCCGATCTCGACGTTCTGCGCCGCCTCGAACGTGGCCGTCACCGCCATCTGCTTGAAGACGACGGGCGCGGGCCACGGCAGGGCCTGCTGCGCCAGATTGCCGCCCACCCCCGGCAGCGTCACCGTGCCGAGGAGATTGTCGTTCTCGTCGGTTGCCGTCACGGTCACGGCGAACGGGGTCTTGAACATCAGCGACGATTCGACGACGGCGTTTTCCGCCATCATCTGGTTGTCGGGCAGGAGCGCGGTCTCGTAGGTGCATTGCAGCGTGGTGCCGTTCTCGACGTAATCGGTGCCGAAGATCGACACCACCGGCGACTCCCAAAGCTGGTTCGGCTGGTCGTAGGGGAAGCCGACAAAGCCGTGATCGGCGTTGCCGACGGTGCGGCCCTGCCACGGCGCGATGAGGCGCATCGGAAAACTGTGCGGCCCCGACCATACCTTGAGCCGGAAATCGTACCAGTATTCCTCGTAAGGCTGATCGGCCTTCGCGCCGTTCTGAACCGAGACGCGGTAGACGTTCTGATTGTAGGCGGCGCACATCCGCGCCGGCCATACCGCGTTGATGAACGGCACCGAAACGCCGTCGCCGTTGGCCCCGATGGGCGGCGACAGCACCGCGAAGAAATTGAGGATGCGCAGCCCATCCGTCCCCATGAAAGCAAGACCGGCGTCGGTCTGGACGATGGTGTTGGGCGCAAGGCACCCGGTGCCGACCGAGATGTTGTTGCGGGCGAGGTTGTTGGTCGCGGCGTCGCCGGTGATCTGGGCCATGTTGGAATCGCCCTGGAACACCACCAGCGCCTGCACCATGCCGCCCAGCGAGGTCGAGTTGAGGGGTAGTTGCGCGAGCGCCGTGACGGCGAGGCCGTTGGCGAAGGTGATGGCCTGCACCGAGGAAAGGTTGCTGACCTGCGTCGCGTTGAGCGTGTCGGAAAAGACGAGGCCAAAGCTGCCGCCGTAATAGGCGCGGCCGTTGAACTCGGCCACCGTCGCCGGGATGCCGGGCAGGGCGAAGCCGTTGGTGTTGCCCGAGGCCCATTGCGGCGCGACCGGGGTGCCGCCGTCGATGGTCAGGGTGTCGCCGACATTGGCCGAGGTGGTGTTGGCCGAGATCGTGATCGTGGCCCCGCCGGTGAAATCGACCGCGAGCGAGGTGCTGGTGGCGGTCGCCGCCGCCGAGAGGGTGACAGTATTGCCGCCGTCGATAGTGAGCGAGTCGCCCGAGTGCGAGCCGGTCGCGGCCTTGGTCAGCACGATGGTCGAGACCGTGACGCTTGCCACCAGCGTGCCCGCCGGGATGTCGCCGCTGCCGTCGGTGATCGACATGCCGGGCAGCACGCCCGTGGTGGAGGCGACGCCCGAGATCGTGGTGGTGCCGTTGGTGGTGCCGGTGGTCGAGAGCGAGAAGGTGCTGACGGAGGACACCGTGGTGCCGGCCAAGATCGCCGGGCCGGAGACCTGCATGCCCGCCAGCACGCCCGTCACATCCTGCACGTTGGTGATGATGAGGCTGCCCGCGTTGAAATTCCCGTCGGTCTGAAGGTCGAACGAGGGCCGGGTCATGGCGATGACGGTCGAGTTGGCCGGGATGCCGGTGCCCGAGATCGTCATGCCGATGCCGACGCCCGCGGCGATGGGGTCGGTCGAGAGGCTGGTAATCACCGCCGTCGAGCCGTCGGTGTTGCCAGTCAGCGTCGCCGAGGAATAGGACGAAATGTCGAGCCAGCCGAAAAAGCCGTTGCTCGATCCCAAAAAACCGGGATGGCAGAAGATCACGCGGCTGCCGACGAGGGCGATGATGGGCGGGGTCCAGTTGCCCGTGGTCGATTGGCTGACCGGCAGGTTCGAGGCCGTGATGCCGCTGATCGAGAGGAAGGTGCCGGTGTTGAGATTATAGGCCCACGGCACATCGTAGCCCGAATACGTGCCCGACGAGCAGCCCATGAAGCCATAGGCGATGTTGCCGACGACGAGCAGCCCGGTGCCGACCGTCGGCGCCGCGATGCCGGAGAATGCCGTGACCTGCCCCGAGGCCGGGCGCGGCACCCACGCGTCCTTGGTGGTGGGCGATGGGATCAGGTTGATGAGCTGCTGCATCGCGCCCGGAAACGAGTCGGTCGCGTCCTCGGTGTCGGAAAGACCCTTCGGTTTCCAGATCAGCGGGCGGGCGTTGCGGATCGCCATGTCACCAGCCGATCGTCTTGGTGTTTCTCAAGACGCTGAACTGACTGCCGAAGCGGCGGCGGTCGAGCTTCACCTTCTTGGCCCGCGTCTCGGGATTGTCGATCATGGGCAGGATGCGGCGCAGGATACCTTGAGCGCCTTCCGGCCCCTCGCCCAGAAAGGACTGCCAGCGCGCATCGTCCGCGAGCTTCATCATCTCGCCGGCGAGGCGGGTGTAGAGATAGGTCGAGGACGGGAACCACAACGTCGCTGTCGAGGTCGGCGAGGTCGAAGTCGGCACCGCGTTGCCCGCCCGGTAGCGGACATAAACCGGGAAATTGCCGGACGGCGGCGGGTAGACATACATGCCCGCGTTCTCGCTGGCGTCCTGCCCCAGAATCACCGTGTACCAGTAGGGATAGGCTTGCAGCCCGGCCTGCTGCACCGTCATATCGAACTCGAAGGGATCGAGGGCGATCATCGGGTACGGCACGCCGAGCAGCGTCCAGAACACATCGCCGAACTCGGCGCGGAGAAAATCGGCCGGCATCGGGTAAGGCCCCGACCCGACCTGCACCGGCGAAGACGCGGGCGGCGTCAGCGCGGTGTTGAAGTTGAAGGTGAAGAACTTTTCCTGCGCGTCGAAATCGTAAGTCTGCGCCAGTTCCTCAAGGATCGCGACAAGGATCAGCGCCGCCTGCGAGGCAAAGCCCGGCGTCTTGGCGATCTGGTTCGCGACGGTGATGATCTGCGCGAATGTGAGCTGTGCGCTGGCCGGCATCGCTCATGCCGTCATGCCCACGATACGCTTGCGCTTGTCGATCTCGGCCTCGATGCGGGTGATTTCCTCCTCGTACCGCTTTACCCCGGTCTGATCGTGGCCCCGGATGAACTCGGCCCGCTCCGCCTCGGCCTTGGCCTTGGCCTCGGCGATCTTCTCGATAGCCGCGTCCACCGTTTTTTTGCGGGACTGCATCGCGTTGGAGAGGGCATAAGGACCCTGCTTCCGCGCCGCGTGGGCAGCCCGGTCCTTCTCCATTTCTTCATTATAAATCCGCCGCAGCGTCTCGATCTCGACATCGCGGGCGGCCTGCTCCTTTTTATAGGCAGCTTCGGCCACCGGCATGTCCTCGGTGAAGCGTGTCAGCGTCATCCGGTTCTTGCGCAGTTCCTCGGCGAGGTCGTCGAGCTCGTAGCGCGCCTTTTGCCGGTCGAACACGCGGAACACGCGATCGACGATGACATGCGCATCGGCCTCGCTGGTGTCCTGCCGCAGCATGGTGCGCACCGCCATCTGGCGATCCTGGCCAAAATTCCCGGTCAGCGTGATGTCGATGCCGGGAACCTCGGTCTCGATCTTGCCCGTTCCGTCCGGCATCAGGCCCCCGTCGGCGCGTTGCTGACCGCGCCCGATTTCATCGAGACCTTGGTGAGGCGCTGGCGCTGATAGAACTGCGTCAGCGGCTCGTCCTTGAGGGTGTGCTCGTGGCGCCAGGTGTTGAACATGATCTCGCGCAGGGAGTCGGCGACGCGGCGCTTGCAGGTCACGATCTGGCCCGGCCAATACTGTCGCCCGTCGAGGGTGATGTTCGGCGCGTAGGGCGCGATGTCGATCTGGATGGTGACGAGATCTCCGCCGGTATCGTCGTCCGGCCGCATGTTTTCCTCGTCGGCGAGGCGGCGGATTTCCTGCTCCTCGACCATCTTGGCCGCGACCTTCTTGCGGTCGGCGATGATCTTGGCGCGGGCCTTGGCCTGCGCCGCCTTGAACTCCTCGTTGGTCAGGTCGGGATGAAGCCGGGGCTCGTCCGCCTCGGCCTTCTGGGTTTTCTCGGTCATCTTGCCCTCAAGATCAGGAATGCGTGAAATCCGACACGGTGAGCGTGCCGCCGACATTGGTGCCGGTGGCCGCCGCCGACAGGACGAGGCTCAAGCCCCCCGCCGCGATCGACACGATCAGCGTTCCCGCCGGGATGTCGCTGTTGCTCGACTTGATGAGCATACCGGGACGCCACCCGAGGGTAAAGACGTTGACGGAAAGACTGTCCACCAGCGTCGTCGTGTGGGTATTGCCGGTCGCCGTCAGGGTCGCGGGCAGCGAGGAGAACGGGATCAGGAACGGGAAGCCCTCGGCATCGACCGCCACCCAGTCCCCCGGCCGCATCTGAAGGACGCCGCGGTTGGGGATATAGAGGAGGCCGTTCGAGGAGAACGCGCCCGGCCAGATCTTCTCCTTGCTGCCGAGCCCCGCCCCGACCGGCGCCGAGGGCTGGCCGCCCGCCGTCGCGAAGTCGTCCATGATGGCATTGGCGATGGTGGCGACATCCGCCGCTGCCATGCCGCCCGGCTGGAATTGCAGCGCGGTGAGGCTGGTGGTGGCGTTGGTGCCAAGCGTCTTGGTTGCCACCGATCAGCCCCCGCCGGTTGCGAAGCCCTGGATGCGCCCGATCTGCGCGTTGAGCGCCCCCGCCAGATTGGTGGCGAGCGTCGAGCACGCGGTCGAGACGTTGGCCGTCGAGGGCGCGTCGGCCCCCGGCACCAGAACCGGGCCGCCGTTGCCGCCGAACAGGGTGTTGACCGTCAGCGTCTGCGCGCTCTGGACCGACATCGGGCCGGCGCCGTCCGGCACCCACGCGATGCTGATGCTGCCTACGACTTGGTATGCCATGTCAGATTGCTCCTTAGCCGAAGGTCGCCGAGAACGCCGAGGTCGACTCGATGCGCGCCGCGAACTGCGCATTGAGAATGATCGTGCCGTAGTAGGCTTTCCAGCCCACGATGCGCAACTGATTGAGGGGGTCGCTCTTGTCGGCGTCCTTGAGGTAGGTGAATTTGGCGTTGTCGAGCATGACCTGCCCGTAAGCGCCGCGCCCGAACAGGAACGACGGATAGACCGTGATGCCGCTGCCGGGCGCCGCCGGGGGCGACTGCGCGACGCCGAGGCCGGTAATGACCGCCGTGGTGCCGGGCTGCAATTGCACCGCCTGACCCTGGAGGGGGCCGACCGTCGGGCCCGCCGCCGAGAGGCCCAGCTGGCCGGGCGAGGTGGTGGTGCCGACATAGATGTTGTAGGTGAAGCCCGGATTGGCGGCGAGGACCACGCTGATCGAGCCGTTGGGGCCGGTCACGCTGATCGAGTTCGAGACCGCGTAGATCTGGCTCTCGTACTGGTTCTGCGTGTCGGACGCGGTGACGATGATGTAGTAGGTGCCGGTGGCGAGGCTGCCCGCCGTGCCCGGCGTGCCGTTGACCTGCGCGTAGCCGGTGAAGGTCGGCACCATGTTGGACTGGCACCAGCGCGTCCCGGCCCACTCGCCGATCTCGTAATTGTAGAGCCGGTTGAGGTCGGAATAGGACCGCGCCAGCACAACGGTCGCGTTCTGCGACCAGTCGGCGGTGACGAGGGTGTGGCAGATGCCGACATAATGCGGCATGCCGCGCGGATTGGCCGAGGCCCGCGCGCCGCCCGCTTCGGCGGCGATCTTGGTGTCGGTCATCTCGTCGCCCACGAAGCGCGGCGCGCCGATGGTCTGGAGCGCGGCCGAGGTGCGCAGTACGGTCGTGGTGTCGAGCACGTCGCCGGCGACAAGGGCGCCGCGGCTGCCGCGCGAGTTGACGTAATTGACCTGGGTGAGGCCCATCAGCGCGTTGAAGGTGTTGCGCTCCAGGGTTTCCGAGAGCTGCAGGCCGACCAGCTCGATGGCCTTCTTGAACAAGGGGTGCTTGGTGGTGAGCTCGGCCACGTCGGTGATCGTCACCTTGTCGCCCCATTGCTGGGCGACGGCGCTGACCTGCTGGATGGTCATGGTCTCGCCGATGGGCGGCACGCCTTCCGAGAGCGGGGCTTGCGGCAGCGGGATACGATTGTACCGGGTGGCGGTGTAGGTATTGCCCATGCCCTTGGGGAGGGTCAGGGGGTCGCCGAACTGGTAGGCGACCAATTGGCGGCGGGCGAGCGGCAAGGTCTCGTCCGCGATGTAATTCTGCATGTCGGACGAGAACTGGCTCGCCGAGTTGGTGGCGAAGGCCACGTTGGGCGAATGGTATTCGCCGAACTGATCCCACCGCGATGGCGCGTGGAACGATTGGAAATCGCCGCCGGGTGCGGCGCCGGAACTGAAGTCGAAACCTTCCATCGTTACCCTCCGTTGGACGGAGGGCTACGAAGTCCTCCGTCAGATCATGCCGTCGCGGTCGTACTCGTCGATCCGCTTCTGGAGCGCGTTGGCGGTGCCGCCGCGCCCCGGTGCCGTTACATCGCTGCCCCTGCCGCCACGCGCCGGAACGGTCTGGCGCGCCCGTCGCGCCTCGGCCCCGTTGCGCTGCCGCGTCGCGGCCGCCGGGCCGCGCTTGAGCGCCTCATCGCCAAGAATCCATCGCAGAACCTCAGCCCTGCCGGGGTTGGAGCCATTGTTGCGACGCCACTCCTGCAAAGTTTCCTCGACCCTTTCGCGGTACTTTTCCGCGACCGGGTTGCGGTCGCACAGCCGGTCGAATTTCGCCTGGTCGATGGCGTCGGCCGTCTGAAACTGCATCCCGCCAATACGGGCATTGAACTGCTCACGCTGCTCATTGAGTAAAAACTCGGTCCTCTGTTCCGGGTCCATCAGCGCCAGCCGCTGGCGGCGCTCCTCCTGAATCCTCGCCTGTTCCATCGGGTCGGGCGCGCGCGGCGCAGCCTGCCGACGGAGATAGTCGTCCCGCTCGCGTTCCGCTTTCTGCGCGCGTTCGCGCAACTGGCGGATGGTGCGGGCGGCCTTGCTCTCGGTCTTGGCCGGCGCCGAGACTTGATCGACCTCGACTAGATCGGGGTCGATCTCATCGGGCTCGGCGGCATCGGGTTCGGCGGCGGGTTCCGCGCCGTCCTCGTCGCCTGCTTCCGCCTCGGTGTCGATCTCGTCGAGTTCGTCGGGTTCAAGATCGTCCGTTGCGGTGCCCGGTTTCGGATCGTCGGCCATATCAGTCCTCCAGCACCTTACGGGTGCGATTTCGGGTGGTTGACCGCTTCCGGCGGTCGGTCGCAGCCCCTTCCGGAGGCCAGTCGCTTTTCACCACTGATACAAAAAATGCGTCGCGTCAAGGTATTTTACATTTTTCTCGGCATGCCCACGGCCCCGGCGCGGGCCATGCTGTCGGGCCTGATGAGGCCCGGCGGCCCTTTCCCTTGACGCGGCGGGGCGACCTGGCCCCCCGGTCGCGGCGTGCCCGCGACGCCAGGCCCCGCGCCCCCCGGCACGCCCGGATTGCCCTTCGGCATGTTGGCGATCGCCTTCATCTGCACCGCCCGCAAATGCATCTGGATATGGGCGTCGCGCTGCGGCGACTGCGGCAGTTCCATATGCACCTCGATGTGCTTCTGGTCGTCGTCGAGGGGATGGGTCAGCACGTCGAAGGTCTGCTGGAGGAGCCTGTTCTCGTTGTGGGGATCGGCCCCGAGCTGGTGCTTCAAGTCGGTGAGGATGCGGCCGGCGAGGCGCGGCCCGAACACGTTGAGGGCGGCGTGCATCAAAAGCGGCGCCATGTGCAATTGCAGCCCTTCGAGTTTCTCGGGCGGGATGCCGTTCAGGACGTTCATGAAGCTGATCTGCTGCTGAATCTGCTGCGCGTTGCGCTGCGCCTCGACGCCGAACCAGCGCAACTGCCAGCGGTTGTTCATCTGGATCGGCGGGATTTGCTCCATCGTGACGTGGACGCCCATCTCGCCGAACTGGCGGATCGTAATGTCGTCGTCGCGGAACTGGTGGTCGTATTCGGCAAAACGCTGGACCAGCGGCGTCAGGATGCCGCCTTCCAGCACCGTCACCGCGTCCGAGGTGTTGAGGAGATCGACCTGCTGCTCCTGCGCCACCATCGCCTGGTTCTGCTTGGCCTTGGGGTTCTGCTGCGGGATCATCGAGGAGGTAACGCCGAGGGACCGGCTGATGCCCTGCCGCGCCGCGGCGATCTTCTCCAGCCCTTGCGTCGTGGCGTCGGGGAACTGGACGAACTTCGTCGATTTGGGATCGGCCTCCCACACCGCCGCAAGGTCCAAGACCATCGAGGCGTAGCGCGGGTTGCGCTCGGGATCGGTCATGACAATCGGCAGCATCGAGAAATGGCCCTGGTCGGCCATCTCGTTGGCAGTGTCGTTGGCCCAGATTTGCAAATCCATGACGCCGGGCGAGACCAAGGACATGCCCTTGAACACGCCGCTGATCTTCTCGACCGGCGCGGAGATCACCGGAATCTTGTCGCACCAGAACGGGTTTACCTTGCAGCCCAGCACCACATCGTCGCCGCCGTAATAGGCGCGGCAAAGGCGCATCTTCCCGTCCACCTTGAGTCGGGTCCAGGTCTCGTAACCGAGGCAGTATTTGCCCGATTCGGAGGTCTTGATGCCCGCTGTCTCGGCCTGCTTCTTGGGGATATTGGCGCTGCCCGGCCCGTCCTTTTTGGACATGGCCTCGAGCACCGTCTCGCCCGCTTCCTCGGTGAAGTCGCCGTCCTCGATCATGCGGTGGATTTCGGCCTTCGACCAGCGCCGCCGCACCGTCACCGAGCCGCCGCGCTGCAAGGCGCGATCGAGGCTGTCCACCGTCACCGGCAGCACCAGAAAATCGGCGTCCGAGATCAACTCGACCACCGGCCCCTCGTCGGGGATGGTCTCCTCGGTGATGTCCTCGATCTCGCCGAAATCGGGCTGCGGGATGCCGTCGATCTCGACCGGCTTGGTTTCACGTGAAACAACATGCCGCTCGGCCTTGGCCCAGTCGATATAGATAGTGTACTGGCCCTCGACATCGCCGTTGACGAGGAGGGCTGGCATCACCTCGGTGCGCAGCTTCACCTTATCGACGTAGTGCTCCATCAGCGCGATGATGGCGTTGATGTTGTCGGCGTCCTGCGCCACGACATCGACATAGCGGCCGATCGGCGGGAACATCTGGTTGATGAAGCGGGTGCGCCGCGCCTTGATGGCGTCGCGCACGAGCGGCAGAAAGAGCTTCGAGTTGCCGTTGTAGAACTGGCGCGAGCCGAGGACGCAGTTATAGGCGTCCCAGTAGTCGAGCGTGTCGTCGGCGCGCTGCTGCTGATCGGTGAAGCCCTTGTCCACCTCGGCAAAGAGCTTCGTCAGCTTCTCGCGGATTTTGGCGCGGCCGGAGAGTTCCTCTTCGCGTGATGTGACCTTGGGCAACCCCTACCTCCGTGGCATGGTCGAGCGATAGGGCGCCCGATCCGCGACGGTAGCATAGTGAAAATTGTCGCGCTCGTCATCCGGCTCGCCGGTCTTGAGCAATCCGGCGAAGGATTCGAGGCCCTCCATCAGCACCCGGTACGGCCCTTCCTCGGCAAAATCGGCGAGGAGGCCGCCCCTCAGGATCGCGCGGGCATAGCCGCCGCTCATAGCGTTAAGAACCCACCGTGCTTCCGTGGACACCATGAATGAGGGCATGCCTCGTGTTGTTTTACGCAAATAACTGCGGATTTCCCCTCGACCGCTATCAGGCCGCACCCCCCGCCGTACATCCGTAACGGTTCGGCGAACAGACTGGACAAGGCCGACGTTGTTGTACTGGTCGAAGTGGAGGGGGCCGACAATAAGATTGACCTTGGTTCCTGCGGCAAGATTGGCCTCCGTTACGATGTCGGCGACGACCGCGCCGGGATCGCCCTCGCGCACCCAGTCGGCGAAGATGCGCAAGGCGCCGTCGAGGAGCTGGACGAGGATGCCCGTGGTCATGGCCTGGGTGGCGTTCAAGGCAAGCCAGCACGGCCGGCCCGGCGCCGGGGACAATTCCTCGGCGATGTTCTGCATGGTGAAGTCGTCGTAGATCGGCGCGCCCGGCCGCATCCTGAGGGCATAGGCGAGGGCGTTCATGCCGTCGATGCGGCCCGTCGGGAAGTTGGCGAAGAGGGCGCGGGCCTCCTGATTGTCGGAGGCGAGCACGATCTCGCGGGCCTGGGCGAAGGGCTGAAGGCCCCGGATGAAGTCGAGCTTGCCCTTGGGGGCCTTCTCGGCCTTGACCGGCAGGACGACGCCGCGGCGGAGCTGCTCCTGCCGGATCGGCTGCATCAGCCATTCGTTGAGGCCGTCCGCTTCGACGCCCTGGACCACCGGATGATACCGCTCATGCTCGTCGAACAGGGAAGCGACGATCTCGTGCGGCATCAGGGGCCGCTGCCATAATTCCCAAATTAGTAATTTCGGGCCCACCCAGGACCACACCGCGCCGCCGGTATAGGCGGCGTTGGGGCCGACCGTGCGCGCCGGGTCCTTCATCGAGTAGACCGCCTGCCAGGCATGGACCGTGGGCTCGACGCGGATCATGTCGGGCTTGAAGGGTTTGCTCTCCGGCGACTCGGAATGGCACATATACTCGCGCTCGTACTCGGCGCCGCGCCCGAGGCTGTAAAGCTGGCGGCGCTTCAATTCGATGGTTTCGAGCGGGTAGCGGTCGGGCCAGGTCGCGAGGCGCTCGCCGTGCTCGCCGCGATATTCCCAGGGATAGACCCGGACGACGAAGCCCGAATCGGGGGATTTCAGCTTGTTGGCGATGCACTCGGGATGCATGTCGTTGGCGAGCATGCGCACCCGCAAGGTCGGCTCGTCGCCCGCGGGCAGCAATTCGGTGAAGAACCAGACCTGGACCTTCTCGCGGCCTTCCTGAGTCGAGACCGAGGTGAGGTCCTCGATGTCGTCGGCGAGGATGAAGTCGGGGCGGTAATCGACGTTTTTGGTGCCGCGGATCGCCTGCCCGCGCCCCATCGCAAGGAGGGTAGCCCCGGTGGACAATTCCAATTGGTCGTCGCCCCAGGGCTGGCCCCGGAGATCGCCGAAGAGTGCGAGGATGCGGGCGTTTTTCTCGAACTGGCGGCGGATGGCGTGGAGCCGTTCCTGCGCCTTGTCGAGCGAAGCGCCGACGATGAGGCCGTGCTTGATCTCGCGGGCGATGGTCTTGATGACGATCCCTTCCTCGGCGATGGTCGATTTGGCCGAGCCGCGGAACGCGATCTCGCAGAGATTGCGCATCTGGGGCGCTTCCGAGTGGAAGTCGTCGATCATCTCCAAATGAAAGGGCGCGGTTTTCGAGCGGTGGCGGTGCTCGAACAACACGGCATGGGCGAGGCGGCGATCGCGCAGGAGCTTGAGAATCGTGGCGTCGCGGACGGCGTCAGACGTAATGATAACCGCTCCTGTCACCCCGCAGATAGACTGCCCAAGGCTGAGCCGGGCGCTGTGTCGAAAGCCCGGCGCTGACGCCGGCTTTAATCGTCACAACACGCCAGTTATGGGCATGCACGTCAATCTCGATCTCGCCAGATCGGACAAGGTGCTCGGTTGCCTTGCGAATATCGCCGCCCTGCACCAGCAGCGCACTCAGTTGCCCGTAGGTAGGGCAGCGCAAGCCTTCCCTCGCGTGCCGCACGAACACGTCAAAAATTTCATTCTCCAGCGGCGTCATCGTCATCCTCCTCGCCGGTCTCGTCGTAATAATCCTGCTCGAACGAGTAGCAGAACGGGGTCTCGTCCAGATCGTCGATGATGTCGGCGCTATCCGGCATGAGGCCGGTGATTGTAGCGGCCTTTGACGTGGCGGTGGAAGTACTGGCCGGCCGAGCGCGCCGTGGTGACGCCGTGAAACACCGCGGGCGGCACCTTCTCGTAATCGTGCCGCGAGCCGTCGGCCATGCGGATGGTCAGCGTCTGGTCGGCGTCGTCATATTCCCACTGGATCGAGTGGGAGGATTGGGGGGTGTCGTGGACGTGCTTCATTTGACGTCGCGATAGAAAATCTGGGTGCCGAACTGGCCGCAGAAGGTCGCCCCCTTAACCCAGAACGGCTCGGGAATGGTGGGCGAGTAATAGTGGGTCGAACCGTTGGTGAAGTCGTTTTCCTCGCCGCCCGTGACCTGTTCGATGATCGCCTTGCATTGCGCCAGAGCCGGATCGTCCGGGTTGGTGATGGCGAGGCGGCGGCGGTTGGGGTCGGAGGTGTTCCAGCACGAGAACTGGAGCGGGTGGAGGCAGACGGCGGCGAGGAAGGGACCCCAGCGCGGGTCCTTCGAGCGGTTGACGAGGACATGGGCGACGGCGCGCTTCCCCTCCTCAGGCTCGGCGGAGGCCTCCATCCACAACGTCATCGTCGCGATTTCCATGTCATAGGCCATCGTCGGTCTCCTCGGGATAGGGCGGGGCGGGGCGGAAAGAAAAAGCGGCGAGGCCGCCGATGATGATGCCGACGAGAAGGCCGAGGACGAACCAGGTCATGGGCAGTGGGCCTTGAGGTAATCATTCACGGTGTCGGCCCAGACGAGATCGGCATGGTCCATGCCCGCCACCGCCTTGCCGGTGAATTTGTGCGGCGCGATGGCGGCGCAGATGGCGTCGCGCGTGACGACGGGATCAGGGCTCGCGGCGCAGCCGCTCGCGCAGAGCGTCGTCAGAAAGAGCATCGTTACGGCCTTCGATCGAGCGCGCATCCTCGGCTGCCTTCAGGGTTGCATCCTCGTCCGCCGCGCGCTGCCGGTCCTGACCCTGCTCGATGTTCTCCTTGCGCTCGACGAAGCCGAGGATGGCCTTCAGTGCCGAGAAGAGGGAGCCGAGGAAGGAGAGGGCGGCGCCGGCAAAGCCCAGCATTTACGCGGCGGGCTGTTCCGGGGACACCGCCACGGCCGGGGCCAGCACGTTCTGGAGAGGCCCGCCGGCGGCCTGGAGCGCGGCATGAGCGGCGCCGAGATTGGCCCAGAACTGCGCTTCCTGCTCCGCCGTGATCGGCGTGGTCTGGCCGATGAGGTGGGCGATGTTCTGCACCAGCGTCAGGAGTTGGGGAATCTGCGGCAGGAACGCCTGAAGGCCGGCGATGATGGCGGCGATGATGGGGAGAAGGGCTTGCATATCGAGTATCCTATTGCAGCTTGAGGCCGGTGGTGAGCGCGCCGAAAGCGGCGACGGCATTGGCGGCCGGCGTCAGATCGACGGAGCAGGGGGTGATCTGCCCCGGCGGGCATTGCGCCAGGATCGCGGTGCGCGCCGTCGAGAGGGCGAGGAAGGCGGTATTGTCCGCCTGCTTGATCCGCTCCACCGTCGCCGGGTCGGAGCATACCGCCGTGGCGCCCGCGGCGCCGCAGGCGGGAAGCCTGATATAGGCCGTCGCCGTGATCTCGGCACCGGTATAGGTCTGCTCGATGGCGGCGAGGTCGTTGATCACCGGGGTCGAGCACGCGGCCACCATGAGGGCGGCCAGCAGCAAAATCCGTTTCATGTCACGCTCCCAAACTGTGCGGCAGATAATAAACCAGGATCGCGGTGATGAGGCCCTGCGCCTCGCCGTCCCAGGTCTGCCCCAGATCGATGCCGTATTTCTGCAAGGGGATCAGGATCAGCGGCATCAACACCCCCGCCGCCAGCGCCGCCACCGCCTTGTTGGGGCCAATGCCCCCGCCATTGCCGTTCTGATTGCTCATCGGGTCCACCCCCTGTTGCGCTCCACCTATATCGTGGCTTGCATGATCATGCAAATGCTATTTGCAAAAATGTTGCTGCAAAAGGCAATGCTGTTTTCTGGAACAGCGAATAATTCTTGGGTGAGGGGTAAAATCTCTTCTCTCCCCCGTCCCTGCCCGGATTTTCCCCGAATGAGCTTTCCCCACGACTCGCGCGTATCACCAGGCGCTCATGCTCTCCGGCATGAGCTACTTAACCGGATTGTAGTTAAGTTCCGGGGTTGTTTCCCATCCCCAAATTAGTTGGGCACCCCAATCATTTGGGTAACTGATTGTGTGGTGTTCACATCACTATGCGTGTCTGCGCGCATGCGTGCGTGAAAGGGCTTCCCCTCTGTCTGCATCTGATGGCCCCTTTTCCGTGGCCCACTTCGACAGCCTTCGGCGTTGTCCCTTGCGATGGTCGCTATCGCTTCGCAAGGGTCTAATAACATATACATAAGGAAACAGTCCTTTTTCTCAATGATTTCAATGGGGGTAATAACTTGACCGATACCGGTTTTCTACTATACCGTACATGCCTTTCCACTTTGGGAGTATAAAATGCGGCGTTATGCAGAGGCTCCGCTGATCGCGATCCGGCCACGGCTGGCGCATCCGTATGGAGATTTTATGCAGTTCAGCCAACTTCATTTGCGCCGCCTTGCTCAGGGCCGCGCGCTCGGCCAGGAAGCCACCCGCTTGTGGTGGGCCTGCCTTGCCCTCGCCGACTACGAAAACCGCATCGACGCCGACGCGGCCGATCTCTCGCGCTTCTGCGATATGCAGCTAAGCGCCGTCTACCGCGGCCTGAAGGTCCTCAAGGAGCAGGAGCTCATCGAGCCGCACCCGACGCGCCATCGCGCCTTGCGCGTCAATCCCCTCGTCGCGTGGAAGGGGTCCGTCAAATCGCTCAAGGACGAGCTGCGCCGCATCGAGCAGCGTGCCGCATGATCGCACGCGCCGCCGAGCTCGCCCTCGTCTGGCTCCTCATCATCCTCTTTTCCGCCCTCAGCGCCTGGACCTTCCTCGGCTTCATCTGGTGGTCCCTCACCGGCACCATCTCCCCTCATTTCGCCCTCCTGGCCTGGCTGGCTGGTCTCCTGCATTAGCTTGCATAATGCAGCAATGTTTCTGTTGACAGGACAGAAGCGGCCGCGCTAGTCTTTGCATGTAACGCCAACCTACGGGGGATTACCATGGACAACGACATTATCTGGCAGGGCATGCAACATTCCGTGCGCCGCGAGCTGTGGGGCTACGGCGTCTATTGCGAGGGCACAACCCACGCCACGCTGGTGGGCCGCTACGGGCTGAGTCAGGGCGAGGCCGGCCGCGCCATTCACGATGCCGAGCGGCGCGACGGCGAGCTCGACTTCGGGCCGCTGATCCGGGTCCCGATGGTGACGCGATGAGCACCCTCCTCGACGCGATCGCCCTCATCGTGCTGGTCGGCGGCGTCACGCTGTTCCTGTGCGGCACGATGGGGTTTTTGCTGTTTGTCGGCGGCCTCATCCTCGAAGCGCGCCGCCTGCGCTAGAACGGCATAGAATCGTGTTCCTGCGGCTCGGACCAGTTCCGGGCCGCAGTCGTTTCCACCCGCTCGAACACGCCCTGCCGCCATTTCAACTCGACCTTGCCGCCCGAGGCCGAGTAGTTGGATTTCCGCACCCGCAGGAACCGTATGTCGGGCTTGTCCTCGGCCTGCTTTCCGGCATCGGTCAGATACATCATCGAGCGCACCTCGTTGCGCCAGGCGCGGTTGCCCGCGATGCCGGAGCCGGTCGAGATGCCCTCGTTGGAAGGGTGCAAGGTGAACAACACGGTGCCGCCGATCTCGATGGCGAGACGCCGCAGCATCACCGCATAGGCCGTGACCTGCTGATCGTTGATCTCGTTGCCGCCGAAGGTCTTGCGCGCGGTGTCGAGCACCACGAGCTGCGCCCCGGACTCCTTGACGCTGGCCCGCACCGCGCCCCACAATGGCGTCGGCACCATCCCGCCCTCGAAGCGGTTGGGAAAGCGGCAGAGATAGCTGGTCTGATCGACCCGGCTGGTCAAGGTCATGTCCTCGCCCAAATCGTCCATCTCGCAGCCGTAATGCCGGTTGATGTCGGCCTGCCGGCGCTGCAATTCCGCCATCGCATCCTCGCAGAACATGCCCCAGACCCGCACCTTGCGCGTGCCGAAGCCGAGCCACGGCCGCCCCAGCGCCATCGCCGTCATCAATTGCTGGACGATCAGCGATTTGCCGTGCCCGCCATCGCCCGAGAGCATGGTGACGGTGCCGGGCGAGATAAGATCGTCCACCAGCCATTGCCGCCGCGGCACCGGCTGGCCGTGCCAGAGATCGGGCGAGAAGGTGCGAAGCTCGTCCGCCTCGTCACGCTTGGCCTGCCGCGGGAAATTCTCGATATTGCTCATGGCCGGACGCCGCAGACGACAATGCTGCCGCGGCTGCGGACGGAACCAGACCAAAAAGCGCGGCCGCAATCCGGGCACGCCGCAGATTCGTGTTCCTCAAGAACATGGCCGGAGGGATGGCCGACCACGAAGCTCATCAGGCACTGGCCACAGACCAGCCGCCCATCCTCCCGCGTCGTATCAGGCCGGCGCTTGATCTGGCCGTGTATTTTGGACTTCCCCACCGTTTCCTCCGTCGATGATGATTCTGGGCACCAGGACAGGCCGCTCCAGGAGCCGCCGCAGCTCCATCGCGTGCTCGATGTCCTCGCCCGCCACCCCGCCGCAGCCGAGCAGCAGCCGTTGCTGATCCGCCGGCAGGCCCAGCGGCACAATGCCCCGGCATTTGCCGCGCAGCCATGACGCCACGCCACGCCGCACCGGAACCGGCTCGGGATTGAGATATTGCGGCTCGAAATGCCCAAGGCACTCGCCGAGGCCGGTCCGCATCAGCAAACCCGGCTCATCCGGCCGCCACGCGATCAGATCGACGATCTCACCCCAGAAGGTCTCCAGCATCGGTGTATCGGTCTCGACCTCCCAGCCGCGCAGCGGGGTAACGAAGAGTCTGGAATGGCCCTCCGGAGCCCACAGAAGCCCGCCGGCGAGCTTTTCGGCCAGAACCACGCCGACCATGCCCATCGCAATCATTGCATCAGGGACGCTGTAGTGGCGCAGGATGGCAATGTCCGAGGGGATCAGCGCGGCAACCGCCCCGCCATCTCGACCTCAAGCTCGACCGAAAGCTCGGTCATTTTTTGGGGAGATCGACAATTAGCTTATTGGCGAGCGCGTATTTTCGGGCTTCTTGATAGGAAATTCCGCGCGATTCGGCGATGCTTTGGATGTAGGCCGCGCGTTGGGCACTTTCGCGGGGTTTCCCGCGCCACTCGACGAGGCGGCGCGTGTTGTGTACTTGAGGCAATTCGGACATTTTCCCCTCCTGATCGTCCCCACCGGAAAAGACGAGGGCGGCGCCGAGCGGGGAAGGACCCGGCATTGGCGGCCAACCTGCCGCCCTCGCTACCGGTTATAATCCGGTTACGGGCCGGTTACAACCGGATTTGTTGCCGTATCGTGCAAATTGCGCCCATGCGCCAGCGCGTCGTGTTCCGGACAATAGGGCTTCATCCAGATCGCCGCCTTGCCGCACATGCGGAAGCCGGGCTGGCCGGGATGGCCGATGGGCCACTGGCACTCCTTGGGCCGCGGGACTGGCGGGCCGGGCGGCCTGGCGCGTGGTGTGCCCGGCCGGCGCGACGCGACGCCGATGCGATGGGCCTTGCCGACCACCTGGTTCTTGTTGAGGCCGAGCGCCGCCGCGATGGTCTCGTACCGCTCGCCGCGCTCCGCCAGCGTTATCAGGCGTTCTTCAAGCTCCGGCGTCCACGGATTCTTGTCTTTCCAGTACATCCCCCGCCCTCCATGCCTCGATCTCGACCGCGCAGCCCTCGACCGCGCCCCAGCGCAGGTGGATTTCCTCCGCCAGCGAATCGTCGGCGACGATGCCCATGTACACCAGCGCATCGCTCACCGCCTTCTCGCAATTCCCGAGATCGCCACGCCCGCGCTCGATGACGAGCGAGAGGGTGTAGCGGCCTACGAGCGGCCACGGCTGGCCGACGCGCTGCACCATGATGAGCTGGTGCGCCTCGTTGCGCCACCGCTGATACCGATCGGTGCGGGCGCGCGAGCCGCGTTTGGTGGTGAAAAAGAGATTGTTGACCGACGGCGGCCTGGGCAGCCGGAAGGTGATCACGACTCCGCTACCGCCGGCGCATCGTACCAGTCGAGGCATTGACGGATCGTGACCTCGCCGCCCGTCGCCGTCTCGATGCGCTTCAGCGTGTCGAGGCGCGGCATCACCGGCTTGCGGTTCTTGTTCGGCGAGTCGTCCTGATCGACCATGTAGTAGATGGTGCGGAAGGTGAAGCCGTATTCCTGCGCGAAGGTCAGCGGCGTCATCTGCCGTCCCGAGGGCGCGGTCTGCTTCTCGATCCACGCCAGAAGCGGATGCTTGGGTCTCATGCCGCGACCCTACCAATTAAATTTGCACGATACAACAATAATTGCTTGACCCGCCATCGGGGAGAGGTTAGTTTGCATGACATAGCAATGAATGGAGCGGCCAATGGAGAGGGAAGATTTGTTGTTGATGCTGGAGCACATCACGGAGCTGGCGGCGGAGAACGAGGGCAAGCGCCTTCGCATCGAGCGCCTCAACCAGTGCGTCGAACGGCTGAAGCGCGAGCGTGACGAGGCGCGGCTTCATGCCGAGACGCTGACGCGGGAGGTCAACGATTTGCGCGCGGCGCGGCTACCATCGGGCAACCCCCTCGCCAATCCTCTCCTCGGCAATTCGACCGGCTTCGGCGGCGGCAGCGGCACTCTCGGCCCGGTGGTCCGATGATTCAGCTTGGCTTAACCGCAGCCGCGATTGAGGAGCACAAGCTCGGCATCGGCGGCAGCGATGCCCGCAAGATCATCGAGGGCGACTGGCATGCGCTGTGGCTCGACAAGACCTCGCGCGCCGAGCCCGAGGATTTGAGCCGCAATCTCGCGGTGCAGATGGGCAGTTTCACCGAGCCGCTCAATCTCTACTGGTTCGAGCTGATGGGCCACGGCGCGGTGTCGAACCAAGGCCTCGTCTGCGTCCACGATACCCACAAGTTCATGCGCTGCACCCTCGACGGGATTGCTGATGTCTCGACGCCGAAGGCGCGCGTCATCCAGTGCAAGCACGTCTCTGGCCGGCAACCCATCGAGGAGGTGGTGGCGCGCTACACGCCGCAGGTCAGCCACGAGATGATCGTGACCGGGTTGGAGCGCGGCGTCCTCTCGCTCTTGATCGGCACCGACCGCTTCGAGGTCGTGGAACTGGAACTCGATGAGCTTTATGCGGCCGAGTACATCGAACGCTGCGCCGAGTTCTGGAAATATGTCGAGAACGACATCGAGCCGGAACAGGGCCGGCCCTTGCCACCCCCGCCGCCGATCACGCAGTTCCGCGCCGTCTCGATGGAAGGCAACAACGCCTTCGCCGATGCGGCGGCGCGCTGCCTCGCCCATAAGGCCGGCGCCGAGGCGTTCGAGCGGGCCAAGAGCGACATCAAGGCGCTGATCGAACCCGATGTCGGGCTGGCGACGGGTTACGGCGTGGCGGTGAAGCGCGATAAACGCGGTCTTTCGATCAAGGAGCAAAAATGAGCATCCGCCCAACACTGAGCGACGACGAGGCCGAAACGCTGCTGGCTTGCCTCGATTTCTGCATCGACCGGCTCGATGTCCGGTTGGGGAAATACCAGGAGGCCGTCGAGGCGTTCGCGCTGTCGATGGCGCGTCACAAGATTTTGAAACTGCGGGCCAAGCTGTTCCCGCCGAAGGGGCAAAAGTGATGGCTGACGAACTGATGGCGCATGGCGCGCTGGCGACCTTCAATCCGACCGCCGAGCAGGTCGATCTCATCAAGCGCACGATCTGCCGCGGCGCTTCCGACGAGGAATTGAGGCTGTTCCTCTACCAGTGCAAGCGCACCGGCCTCGACCCGCTGGCCCGCCAGGCCTATGCGGTGAAGCGGTGGGACAACGCGCTTCAGCGCGAGGCCATGACGATCCAGACCGGCATCGACGGCTTCCGCCTCATTGCCGAGCGATCGGGCAAGTATGCCGGCCAGGTCGGCCCCGAATGGTGCGGCGAGGACGGCGCATGGCGCGATGTGTGGCTGGCGAAGGAGCCGCCCCACGCGGCCCGCGTCGGCGTCTTGCGCACCGATTTCAAGGAGCCGCTCTATGCCGTGGCGCGGTTCTCGACCTACGCGCAGAAAAAGAAGGACGGCGGCCTGACCAAGTTCTGGTCGAGCATGCCGGACCTGATGATCGCGAAGGTGGCCGAGGCGCTGGCGCTGCGCCGCGCCTTCCCGCAAGAACTCTCGGGCCTCTATACGTCCGACGAGATGGACCAGGCGTCAACCGGAGAGGAGGTGGTGCAACATACCGGACCTAGACAAACCTCGGGCCCCGCAGACAATAAGGCGACGGCCGCGGTAATTGATGCCGCGGCCGATCCCCAATCCCGGACCGAGGCGCAGGAGAAATACAAGGCCCTGAAGCGCCGCATCGAGACCGCGCCGACGGCGGCGGCTCTCGACAACACGATGCGCGACCATGCCGACGATCTCGCCTTCATCAAGGCGGTCTCGGAAGCGGGCTACAACCAGATCATGGCGTTGAGCGTGCGGCGCAAGGATTCGCTGGCCGAGGAGGACATGCCGCGCGGCCCGGACACGGAGATCGTTCCGTGACCGGCCCCTTGGCGGCGGCAGCAGCCGGAATGGCATGGGCCATCGTTTTCGCGGCCACGGCCTATATGCCGTGCAAAACGGAACGCGCCCAGCGTTCCCAGAACAACATCATGATTCTGGCGATTTTCATGCTGATCATCGCGTCTATCCGGGCGCTCGTCCTGTGACCTACGAGGACATCGTGCTTGCGGGCATAACCCTATGTCTCATCGCCGCGCTGATCGTGATCGACCGGCTGCGCCACCAGCTTGAGGACGCCTCGAAGCGCCTCCGGCGGCTTGCCTACCTCCTCGACCAGGCCGACCGCGCCCATCGCTATGTCCGCTATTGACGATTTCATGACCGAGTACGGCGAGGCGCTTCAGGAAGCCGCCCGTCTCGGCCCCATCGCCGAGCATGAGGAACACATGCGCAAGGTGGTGCTGGCCGAGGTGGCGGCGGAGATCGGCGGCGCAGTGGCGCAAGCGGAGAATCGGGCGCGGGCCAGCGAGCGATATGCCATGCAGCTGGCGAAGCTGCTGCTGGCGCGCACGGCGGCGGAGAAGGCGAAGGCTCGTGTGACGCATATGGCGGCGCGGCTTGATGTGTGGCGCTCCAAAGTCTCGACCGAGCGCGAAAGGATGAAGCATGTCCAATGAGGAACAGCAGGCCCCCAGCTTCGGCTATGTCCGAATTGTCACCCTGCGCGGGCTGGTGGTCGATCTGGCCTTGAGCCTCGATTTTCAGCGATGGCTCAAGGATGTGCGCGGCGACGGCATGGTGCTGTCGAATCTCGGCGCGATCCCCTACCACGCAATCGACTCGATCCAGTTCTCACGCACGCCGTTTCAACCAATGCTCGGGAGCGTCCCGATGGCAGGCAACGCATGATCCTCGCAGACCTCATCGGGCAGGAATTGCCCGCCGATCCGCCGTTCCCGGTTTATGGCGAGTCGGCCGAGTGGACGCGCGCCGCCAACATGCTGTTCGCGGTTGGCTGCGAGCCGCAGGCGTTCGTCCTCCTCGCCAGCCTCGCCTCGCCGCGGATGGCGCTGATCGAGCACAAGGAGGGCGGCGCCGTCGTCTCGATCCACGGCGGCAAGGGCGCGGGCAAAACCGTGGCGCTGACCGCCGCCGCCTCGGTGTGGGGCGCGGCCCCCGATGAACTGAGTGATCTCGGCATCGGCCTCGGGCAACTCCCGTCGATCCTGACGCGGCTCGCCAACCAGGACCCGGCCGTGATCCGTCAGCGCCTCCAGTCCTTCGCCCTGGGGCCGGGCCGCAAGGCGGTGCTGATCTCGGCGACCGGCGCGCCGCTGCCGCTCAATCCCGGCGAGATACCGGGCGTCGAGTTCGATCTTCGGGTGCCGCGCGCGCTGATCGCGCCGAAGGACGGCGATCGCATCGCGGGGCACCTCCTTGCCAACCGGGGCCATGCCGGCGAGAAATACCTGCGCTATCTGGCCGATGCCGATGCGGCGATCTGGGCGCGGAAGCGCCTCGCCAGCGCGATCGCGGGGCTACGGGATGAGCTCGCAGAGGTGCCGGATGCTTGGCGCTTCGCGATCCGCCTCATTGCCGCATGTCGTGTCGCGGGCGAGATCGCCGTGCGGCTCGAACTGATCGAGGCCGACCCCGACCGCATCGCGCGGTGGGCCGTGGAGAAGGGGCTGAAAGCATGACCGACCGCGCCAAAGAGCTTATCGCCCGCGTCCGCGAGCTAGACAAAGCCGCGACGCCGGGGCCGTGGATTGCTGATGGGTATGGCTTCGAGACGCTTCATCCCGACCATCAGAATATCGACAGCGGCTCCGGCTGGCGTGAACCGTCAAATGCTGTGGGGCGCTGTAGCGATGGCGAATATGTCGAAAATGGCAACGCCGAGAATGACGCCGCCTTCATCGCCTTCTCCCGCACCGCCCTTCCCGACGTCGCCACCCTCGCGGAGCAAGCGATAGCCCGCGCCGAGAAAGCCGAAGCCGAACTCAAAATGCTGCACGATGATCCGGTCGCCGTGCATCTGAACATCCTGCGCGGGACGTTAGCCAAACCCGACATCAGGTCGTTGCTGCATTTGCACGGAAAGGAAGCGTTGGCGCGCTGGGATAACGCCGAGAAAGCCGAAGCCGATCTAGCCGAGGCGCGGCGGATGCTCAAGGAGGCGGAACACGGACGTAATGACGCCGAGCATGATCTGGTCGAGGGCATCAGCTACATCCGACAGACAAGCCGCTACGTCAATGATGACCGCGATTGCCGCGCGGCCTGGTCTTGGGCTGACGATCTACAGCAGCGCCACGACGCACGGGTAAATGCCCGCCATCAGGCGAGAGAGGGGAAATCGTGATGTGGCGCTATTCGCATCGCGCCGATCCGCGCGCCCGCGTCATTGCCGACCGTCACTACAACCGGCAAAAGATCGGCTCGCCGCAATTCGTGCCGCCTGGGCGCTGTCTTGTCCTCTACGCCGAGACGCCGACTGGCGAGGCGCTTTGGGTCACGTCATGGCCCTTCGCTGAATACGTCAAACATGCGTGGGCGGGCGCTTGGGTTTGTTCGGCGTTTCGCAACGAAGGAGCTGGTGTCGCCTCCGTCCTGATCCGCGAGGCTTTGGCCGCGACGCGCGCCGAAATGGGCGAGCCGCCCGCGCTTGGGATGATTACGTTCGTGGATCGCGACATGGTGAAGCCGACCCATGTTCGCGGCGAACTGGTGTGGGGCTGGACATATCGCCGCGCCGGTTTCCAAGAAGTCGGCGAAACCAAAGGCGGATTGCTGGCGCTGCAAATCCTCCCCGACGCCATGCCTATGCCTTGTAGGCCGCTACTTGATTTGGAGGCAATGGCATGAGTCTACCATCAGGCGAGAGAGGGACGATGAAATACACTGTTGACGCCTGGGTATTTGGCAAGGCGACGCAGTACGAGGTCGAGGCCAAGAGCCTCGCCGAAGCGCGGCGCATCGCCAGACAGGAAATGAGCAAGTTGTTCCACGGCGGGCAAATTACGAACGTGCGCCCTACTGCCGGAACGTCGTGACCGCCCTTCAATCCGGCCTCACCCAAGCCAAAGGAAAATCGCGATGAGCGACGATTTTGATATTCCGCCCTTGCGCCATAGGCAAGAAATCAAAGCCCTCAAATCCGACCTCGCCGCCCACAAGGCGGCGCTGGCGGATGTGGTAGAGAGGGCGGCGCAGGTAACAGATGCATCGGCCAAAATCTGCGACGAAGAAGGGAAGCCGGGGCCTGCCCTATATTTTCGCATTGCATCGTCGAAAATCCGCTCCCTCGCCCCGCCCGACGCAGCGCCCTACGCCAGGGTGCTGGAGGCGGCGCGGGCGTGGCGCGAAGCGAAGCGTAGAGGAAGCGGATCGGTTGAAAATCGCGAAGCGTTGGTAGTTGCCGGTTTGCAATTGCAGGAAGCGGTGGTCGCCCTCGCCGCGATAGAGGAACCCCGCCTCGCGGGCATAGGGAGGGGATGATGGCCGTCTATGTCGATGACCACGCAGCCCCATACGGTCGAATGGTCATGCACCACATGCTCGCCGACACCGACGAAGAACTACATGCGATGGCCGACAAGATCGGCGTCGCGCGCCGCTGGCACCAGAACGGCATGAGCGGATCGCATTACGACATCAGCAAGGGCAAGCGCGACCTCGCGGTGGAGTTTGGCGCGATTGAAATTACGGTTCGCCAAGCCGCGATGATGGCGCGCACCCGGCGACATACAGGCGCGCTGGGCAAGCCTGATCCTTATTACGGGCACGAATACGATCCAGCAAAACCACGCGAGGAACCCCGCCGATGACCGAGCCGATGACAGCGCGCGAGCAAATGACGCCGAGAGAACGCGCACTCAAGACTGCGGAGGTATATTTCACGCTTAAGGATCGCGATGAAGGGGAATCCCTGATTTCTCTGATCCATAGCGCCATCCTCGCCGACCGTGCCGC